AGTTCCATTTGTCATTCGTTCGATTCGGATAGAGGGGACCCATTCTCCCATAGCTCAGTTGGTTAGAGCGTGCGACTGTTAATCGCGAGGTCATCGGTTCGAACCCGGTTGGGAGAGAAACAACTTAAAAATACAAAACCTAACAATAGTAATGGCAACTGTTGTTAAGTTTTTGTTTGCACCCCTTGTCTCAGCTTCACGGAAGAAGCGTCCTGCTCGTTCTTCTGCGTTGGATGCTCCACCTCCACCCGTAGATGATACGAAGTATTGGGATTTTGGAAAGTATTCATGGAAAGCGACAGTCGAAGCTCTCGACAAGGATGGTATTGTCGACAGAACGTTCATCGGATACAGTCAGAGGTTGGACATTACGGAGAGAACCCAAATTGCCTGTGACCGTCACAAACAGCCTGGAACCACGTGTGGTGAGGCACAGATGGTAATGAAGGGTGGTGAATGTGATGAAGTTATTTTTATGAAACCAAAGTCGGGTGTCTTGATTAATCTGACTCGCTAATATTTATCGGGGGTGCTTCAAGTATCTCAAGTTCATAGACACCTTCTTGAACTTGAGATGGCTTCACATACGCTATACGACAATCTTTAGCACGAAGGGCAACATTTCCACTGGGTGTTGGAACAGCGATGGGTTTGCAGAGGAGGGCGAACATTATTTTAATGTCAGGAAAAAGTAACAGATGAATCACTGCCTCGTGTTCGGTGCCAGGGGACATCTGGCCAGAACCCGTATCATTCCAGCTCTCAAGAAATTGGATTGCCCTCACACTCCCATTTCTAGACAGCAAGTGGCAAACTTGGAACACCTCAAGGATGTTCCCAACGTCGTGGCGTATATGTCCATCCCTACACACAACTTTTGTGAAAACGTGGAACCCTACCTCGGTCTTGTCGATGCGACCTATATCCTCGAGAAACCCCATGGTCACTCCAAGTATGACTTTGAGAGAATCAAAGACTTCATTGATGAGAACAATTTGAAGGTGGTGTACAACGATCACTATCTCGGTAAAGATGTCTTGCAGCATATCCAGACTCCAACGAAACTCGAGTCTATCAAAATCAAGTTACATGAGAGCGGTGACATGAATGAGCGGATTAATTACTTTGATACTGTGGGTATAGTGGGGGACATGTATCAAAGTCATTGTGTCCTGTTGTTCGCGACAATCATCGCGAAACATACATTCAGAGATCGTGAAGAAATCTTAAAAGAATTGGCTTCAGTCGAACCAGAAATAATTCAAATTGCGAGAAACATAGAGTACAAGGGTACAGCGCCTACAGAATGCAAAATTAGAATGACATATAAGGGTATTGAATTAGAAGCAGACCTAGCCAAGATGGTTCCGGGAGACAAATACATTCTCACGAATGACAATGATAAATGGGAACTGGACGTGGGTGGGTGTGCCTACGAAAACGTACTCAGAGAAATCAAATCTGGAAACAGTGCGTTTTTCCTAAAAGAGAAGGAAGTTGATTATCTATGGGATCATGCCTCCATAATCTCGTGTTGACCGAAGTAGTTACGCTGCGCCATGATAAACTTCATAGATGTTGACTTTTCATGAATGAAATCATATTGGGAAAGTGCAGCCTGCACGGCTGGGCATGGAATACCTGCAGCGACACAGTACATCACCATGACTCGTGCGTTTTCAGCCGTCTCCTCGATGATGGTGCGGTAATCCTCACCAATCATGGGACACTCGATGATCGTACCAGAAGACCAGGCCTGTTTGATACTCTCATTGCACACGTGTCGAGTCTCCATTAGGTCATATCCCTCGAGTAGGGATGTGGCGAAAACAAAACGCAGCGCATCCACTGCAACTCCAAAGTCGATCGCACAATTTTTATGGTTCGCTGTGTTTACCGCCTTAACCGTACGACTCGTGAAACGTGTATTCACCGCCGAGTTAATCGTGGGAGTGGGGATATGATATTCCATGCCAATCTCCGAACACCATAGACCCGTGTTATTCATGTGTCCGATATCAGCAATCTTGTTGAAATCGTATTCATGAAGTACATCCATAGCCGACTTGGTGAGGTAGCCATAAATGTCAGTATTTTCAATTCGCTTGAGCACCTGACCCATGTAGTACCCATCCTGGTTACAGAAGGCATACACATCAGCGATGCCCTGTAGCATACCGTACTCCACACCGTTGTGTACCATTTTGGTAAAGTGACCAACACCATAGTCCTCACCCATGTATGCGTAACTCTTGGCAAACGATTTGAAGAGGTCTTCGTGTTCCTCGAAGGTTCCACGGGGGCCACCAATCATGAGCGCCGGACCTAGACGAGCACCTTCAGCACCACCAGAAAGACCTGTACCGAGGTACCCGATTCCCTTGGATTGGCAGAACGCACCCCGATTCCTCGAGGTTCGGTAAAATTCGTTCGAACAATCCACGATAGTGTCACCCTTGGACATCACCGAGCTCAGTTGTTTTACCATGGCATCCGTCGTCTCCCCATGAGGAAGAGCTGTGATGATCGTACGGGGCTCCTTCATATCAGAAACCATCTCCTCAACATTTTCGTAGCCCTTCACATGTGAAGACTTCTTAACGACCGCCTTCACCTTTTCCGGTGAACGGTTACACACGTTGAGTTCGTGGGACTTCTGAATGTTTAGGGCGAGGTTGCCACCAATAGAACCGAGACCGATGAGACCGAGAGACATTATAATTTTAGTGCGTTCCACCCTTTTATACTGATTTCACTCTCATCACACCACGGGTAAAGATCCTCATCATGAATACCCACGAAATTTAGAGCAGTCATACCAGAATCGATGCATTCATCACATATAGACTTATTATCGTCGATGATCAGATCAATGTTGAGAGATCGACAAATATCAACTTTCTTGACTTCATTCGGGGTGTAACTGTTTGTGAGAATGATATCGTCAAAGATTCCAGGAAAGAATTTGTCAATCCACATTTCCGTATCCTCCCGGACAACATCTTGTCGACCTGTTACAATGTACATCTTCTTTGCGTCGCGGCGGATTGTTAACATCGCCTTTTGAGACCCCCTTATCGGTTGAAGAACTTTAAACTGTGCGGACTTGTAAAATTCTTGAACCATTTTTTGAGACTCCTTTTCCGTGACATTAAAAATATCCCTATAGACGTAACTGTATTTTGGTTTATCAGTTTTCCGTATACCAGACTTTTCTCCGTGATACCGAGCCATGGGGCTGAGAAATGGTACAAGAACTTCATCGATATCGATCGCGATCTTATTCATTACTATATTCTACTATTATTCATAATCTCTAATTGCTACACCGACCGGAAACCTTGGTATACCCAGAGCTGTTAGATTCTGAAACCGAACCGTGAGTTGTTTACCGATGTACCGATCTTTGTTTTTGAGATATTGGCGCCTGGTGTCGAGAGTTCCCTCGGGTTTCGCGGAGAAGTGTTGTTCTCCCACCTTACAGACCCATATAGCCGCACCCTTTTCACGTCCAGTCCCCTCTTTGACATCCACGATGGGGTACTCCTCGGTCTGAAACTCTTTGTGTTTGAGGAGGTAGTTACTGCGTTTCCCAATCTCATATATACTCGAAGCATCTCGAATCATGACACCTTCGTGACCTTGTTGGACAAACATATCGTGATACTTCTTGACACCTTCTTTTGAATTCACAAGAAATGTATCAATCGTGATACGATCTTTCCGTTCTTCAAACGTGAGGTTCGGTCGTTTCAGGTCGAAGTAATCGAACACGTGGAACTCGAGATCTTTCGGGTTCATCTTGAACATACTCGTAATTTCTTCAAATGTCTTGTTCGGTGCATAACATTCCCCGTCTAGGTACTCCCCGTCTCCAAGTCCCACGGCGAGATGTTCGACACCTTTGACAGGTTTTCCAGTTCGAGAAAAGCACCCCTTATTTGAGACAAGTAAGCGCACACCGTCAATTTTAGGTTGAACATAAAAGGGCTCAGTGATGTACTTTTGGCGATCCTCCCACTTGTTTGCCAACATGGGAAGAATTTCAGTACATTTGGTTCGTTCATTGTTCCACATGGTCTGCGCGCGAGCGAGTGCCTTTTCGAACCCCGTTTTGACATTCGTTCGAGACTCAGTCACCTTCTCACTACCTATGACACCACACACCTTCACGATGTCAGCAGTACCATCTTTCAGATCTTCGACACGAATATCCGTAAATCTCTCAGATCCATTTTTATCTTTCTTTATAAGACGTTCCATACTACGATTAATTAAATTCTCAACTTTAAATAGATGTCTTCACTTCCAGTTGTAAATTATGGTAGAATGGAGCGACTTAGGCCACTAGAAAGTACACGTGTACCACTGAATTTAAATACATTTTGTATTGTATTGATAATTCTATGTATTCTAGGTCTATATAAGCGTCACACGGATCTTAATCGACGACGTGAGCGATATCATACTTGATACACTTTTCGGGTGTCAGATAGATATCCTTCTTCATGAGACGCTTAAACTTCTTCTCAGGAATCTTCGTTTTGGAGAGGTACATCTTCTTGAGCATTTTCATAAACTTCTCAGTAGATTTCATTTCAGTCTTGAGATCTTGGAAGTTCCCCCAAAACTCTGTGGAAATTTGATGAATCAGAAGGTACGCATTACGACCCATGCGTCTCTCCGACCCACCCAAGAATACAAAGGTTGCAGCACTACAGCAAGACCCCTGTGCGATTGTAATCACTTTGACTCTAGAGCGTTCAAGAACATTCATCATGTTTAGTCCTGCAAAAATGTCACCACCATCACTCATGATATGGACTCGAATTTGGGGTTCGTAGCCGACGAGCTCTGCCATCTTCTTGATAAGTTCAATCTCCAACTTCTTGAACTTCTCAACAAACTCCAAAGCATTCTCTCGATCGACATCTCCGTAGAACAGGATCTCATTTCCAACAACCTTCACACACTCAGTCTCTTCGTTGTCTTTGTCATCCTCCGTAGGCATGCTTGAGTGCCTTCTTTACTCTCGTAACGTCCCTCGATTTTAAGCCATTTCCAACAGCGAGATGATTGATGACATCGAAATCTTGTGGGGTGATTCGATACTCAAGCAGTGGTTCCAAGTCACCATTTTCTGCATATTTCTTTATTAAGCACAATTCTTCGAGACCGAGACCCGTCCTCGATTTTTTTCGAATTTCTTCATATTTCTGTTTACGCATCTTGTAGTTTCCATATTTTGTCCAACAACTCCCGGGTCGGATCTTATCTTTGACGAGTGGTTCCCCGAGGTGTGTTTTTGGAATGGTGAGTGCGTGTAAGATGAAGTATGGCATGAGAGTCCAATCCCCTCCCGAGTATATATGACTATCGTAAAAATCTGCGTCAGAGAATGATCTCGAAACCTTCACGGCATCTACACCTTTCGAATCGAGATAATTTTCTTGGAAAATTCCGAACATGTTCCCATGTTCGGCTACAGTATCTCGTATCTCCGTGGTTTGCGGATTTGTTAAGAGATCTGCGATAAATTCTTTCGGGGTTTTAAAATTATCCATATCCTCGTATCCCTTCATGTACGTGAAAAAGTTTCGAATATTTCCATGAGATCTCACGGCAGCGGTGTATACATTCTGTCCCATTTCCTCGGTCAACATCGTGAGAACTTCCGGTTTATGTCGCGGGATGATGACAGTTTCAAAATTAGGGTAAATACACATACTCGTTGAAGTCACGAGAAGTGATCCACGAGATACTTTGTCGCCATCCGAAACCTGTTCGATGATCGACTTGAATACCGGATCATACTCATCGATGAATACATGTTTTTTTGATGGTTTAATAAATGGTAAAAAGAGTGATTTACTTTTCATGTGTTCAGCTTGTAATTCAACACATGAGAGGCCTTCTAGAACAGTTTGAAGAATAAACGTCTTACCGACTCCACTCGGTCCGCATATAAAGACATTCTTTTTATCATTGATATACTCACGGATGAGATCGATTTGTTTCGTATGAATCGTTTTTACCACGTTCTTCCGAGGCTTTTCTATTACTTTAACGAAAGAATCCATATGTATAAATATACATAAAACCTCTAAGCTTTCTTCGCAAAATCTTGGACACGTTTCAAAAACTGCCGATTTCGCGCAATCTTGGGATCGACACCGATGAGAATGTACGTGATACGGTTTGGAAGTCGTGGCGCGTTTCCCTTTGGTTTGGGGCTCATTTTTAATTTTTTCTTGGCATTCTGAATCTGTTTAACCGTTGGCATTTATTATACTCTGGTAAAATATTCTGGTGACATATATTAAATGCAATACAAAGAATTGAAGAACAAGGCGAAAAAATTGGGTCTCCGTGTAACTAAAAATGTTGGTGGTAAGCGTGTGAAACTGAGTGCAAAGGAACTTCGATCGAAAATCACATCGAATTTTGAAAACAGTGTGAGGAATGCGCAGAAGGTCATTCGTATATGCCGAACCGTTGTTATTCCCACGACCGCTCCACCCCCCTCATCTCGAGGTCCACCTCCACCTCCACCTCCACCCCCACCAGGTGGTAATGCACGTGCTAAACTTTTAGTAGAATTGAAGAATGTGTTGAGAAAGAGAAGAGTGTAGTAATGTCGAGTTCATTTTTTTACTCACATATTTTAATGAAAGATTCTGTAGACGATCTCACAAATCAGGCGATAGATATGGTACTCAAGAATGACGCACTTCATAAGCGGGTGGTAGAACCCCTGAAAAAGAAGATTTTACCATACGTTATATTTGGCATTTTAGTTCAAGTGGCGATGATTATTATTCTTGTGTACCTTGCTCGACGTCTGTCTCTTCTTCATCTTCCTCTTCTTCCTCGTACTCCTCTGGATCTTTAGATAAAAACGTACCAACCTTTTCAAACACCGTGTCTTTTGTTATGGCACGAATAGGTTCAATCGTTTTTGGTAGCTTTATATGTGGTATAGGACGTACATCCAGGATCTCGGGTTTTGTGAAGACACCGTCGAATGGGTATTCCTTTTCAAAATCCATCAAAATCTTTTTGGGAATGGCTGGACACTGCTCCAGAAGACTGTCGTATGTCGCCTTACATTCATCAACAAATTTCAAACCCTCCTTTTTACGTTCTTCCCGGGGGAGGGCTAATTGTAGTCGAATATTTCTCGAAAGACTTCCGTGACCCAGAGCTGATGTTCTGTGATTTTCCATCAATTCATTCACCTTGAGGAATTGCATGATCGTGGCAATCAAACCTGCCACTAAATTTAGACCACCGATAATAGATGGTGCCGCTGGTTGTATACTCGGAGGTAATGTACTTTGAGCAAAATTTGCAGTACCAGTGATGGTTGAAAGTACGATGACGGGTAAATTAAAACGCAGACTCAATTTTTTATACAATAAGAATGAACGATGGTGCATATACCGATAACACGCCGCCGCCTCACCCCACTGTCTCAATATTAGTTCATGTTGCTCATTCCATAAATCGCCGACAGGAATTTTTTTTTCTTCTGTCATACTATAAGATGAATATAATATTTGCCATCCATCTATTTTTTTTAATCGGAATTTTGGTCGTTCCTTTCACGAATAACCGTCAAAATCTGGAATTTTACTCGATTTTGATCCCATTCATCTTTTACCACTGGTCTGTAAATGATGACACGTGTGCTCTAACACAAGCGGAGATGTATATCACTGGTAAGGAAAAGGAACAAACGTTCATGGGGCGGGTCGTTGGTCCAATTTACAAGATGGAGGATAACGATGTCAATAATTTCACTAAAACGCTGTTCTTCTTCCTATGGGCGATCGTGCAATACAGACTGGGACACTTTGATTCATTTATAAAAGATCTGAAATTGCTATGGGGTGGTAAATAATATAAAGGTTATACGAGTACATATAACAAAGATGGATGCCAGGTTACAGAAACAGATTCAAGATCTTAATGCAGTTAAAAATGCGTACAAAGAATCGTACATGTCTAATCTCGAATTTTTAGAAGAGAAGCGTGACCGTGTAAATATTCAACTCGAACGAGCGACTTCCGAATTAAAGACAGAAATTCTAACGAAGCAACGACAGCATTACGAAAAGCAGATTGAAGAGCTGGATGCAGCGATCGAAAGGGCTGTCAAGGAAGTTGATGATAAACTCGCGAATATTGAATCCAAGCGAAATGAATTAAGAGATCAAATTAGACAAGAAAAGGAATCATTTGAATTTAACATCGAGAGGATTCGCGAGGGTGTATCTAGGAAGAACGTGAATGATATATTCGCGATGTTTGGACACGTAGCCAACGCTCTTGAAATTATTAAGAATGACTGTTCTTAAAAGATTTTCGTCGTCTATAATAAATGAAGAAGAAGGTAAAGACACAATTATTGATGATTCTTTTCGTCACACTCGTCGCCGTCATCATCTATCTGGTACAAAATCCAGTCATAGTTAAAGTTCCGGTTAGAACACCTGTACCCACACCCGTGCGTCAACCTATACGACACGAACCTGAATTCAGGGGACCGCCTATTCGAAAATATAAACCCGGGTATATGCAACAGATGGGAATACTCGTTGGTTCTGGTGAAGAGACACTACCCCTTTATGGTAAAGAAGTTACTGGACGTCGTGATCGATACCATTATTACACGACGACCGGTGGGGAAAATCTTTATCCGATACCCGTAACACACAATGCGCGTGATTGCATGGAGGATATTGGATGCCAGGAATTGTATGGGAATGAAACAGTCTCAGTGACTGGAAAAACTGGTTCATTCACAGTTAATATGTATAGAACAGATGATTTTTTTAACACTACTTCTTCGTTCGGTTAGTTACATCGCGATACAGACGACCGGAAAGTACACACGACGAGAAGCAGCAACAGAGAATGACTATCACGGATGCCTGACTTCCCCTGCCGAATCGAATACCCATAGCTATCGCAGCCAGAGCACACATGATACTGACGACATTTCCGACCACACCCCATACGGGCATGGCCTTAGTCGCACACAGATTTGGAATTTCCTCAAGACCAGACATTATTATACTATTACCTAACAAAAATTATTTTGGTGAGATTGTATAATGTCGTACTCTCTTCCCTGGAGACCCGTATGTTTCGAAAGTTTAGCTTTCATTTGGATCAATTCCGCAGTTGTCTCACCATCGAGGTATTTGAAGAAATCTTTCTTTGCCTCCATGTCGTCCATCTGCCCCGTTTCTTTTTTCGCCTGGACATAAGGCCATGTATGTTTTCGCAACGCACTTAATTCTGATTCGATTCGATTGAGTTGTGGTAAAATAACTTCTCGTATGAGTTTATTCGTTTCACGTAGATCGTCTTTCCAATAGGACATGTATTTATCGAGTGTCACATCTTTAAATAGGGGTTAATTTGAAGGTTAGAGATCTAGGTTCTTTTATATCATCGAGATTTTTCAAACCCTTGATATCGATCGTACCCATGGCATCATTCTTCGCGTCGAGGTATAATGCACGGGTCGTATCACCGAGTAGCAAAGAATACATACCCTCATCTCCATTTAACGCCTTTATGATATTGAATAGGTAATCACCCCGTGGCGAATCCACGGGTGTCGTGTCAATGCGATTCTCAATCACGGTGATATAGGATGGCGTGTTCGTTTCCTTATCTGTAGCTTCGATTGTGATGACTTTATTATTGACAACCTTGACGGATACAATTCTCGTTATACCGTCATACGTTGAAAACCTAAATTTATTCGTTTTCTTGAAATTGTCGAGAAGGGCATTCTCGTACACATATTTTTCGCGACGCCCCCGAAATTTAAAAAACACGAGGATGATGACGACGGCGGTGATGAGTAAAATCAAGTTAAGATTCTCCATTTGTTATATTAAAATATAATTATCTGGAACCTTTTCAGCATAAACTTACGAACTTCACTCTCGGTCGGATGACTCCATAAGTACCATCTCGACCAGAAACCAGCACCATCAACACCACTCTTCTTCCAATCCTCTTTGTCACTCGAGGAGACTTTGAGCATCATTTTATGGATCTGTCCTGGATCTCTCTCGGCTATTGTTCGCTTGGGTACTTGACCACCATGCCTGAGAACATAGGAACGCATACGTGAAGGATTCTTGTGTTTGGTGTAGTCGGAATACCCACTTGCACCAAAGTCAACAGTCCTGCCGTCTTCTAGGACAGCCCTGAACTTTTTCTTACGATCAGGGCTCTTTATAATCTTGACGCGCATACTTATCTTTTACTGATAAAATTTATGTTTTAGCGAATGAGAGACAACATAGATTTATTCGCGGCGTCCATCATATCTTCCGCTTCCTTGGAGACGGCATCAAAGGCGGTGGTATCTGAAGCCGAAGGAGACCTTTTATTACGACGGCGGCGGCGTTTGTATTGTTCCGCCCTGGGGAGGAAGAATAGGTGCTCAGGACCACGCTTGACGCGGTACATGTGATCGTACACGTGTAGGAGCCCAATAGCGATTGCAATACTTCCGACGACGGCACCCTTCATCTTACGAGCTTTCCACGCGTACACGACGATGATACCGACAAGTGTCAGTTGAACTAGGGTCAGAGTGGGCATCACGAAACGCTTCTCGACAGTTTTGACTTCTTCGACAGGGGTGGGGGCGTATTGTTCCATTGATCCGCCGTATCCGGGCATGTTTATTATCTACGGAGAAAATAATGTGGCCCCTCATCCTGGTACCAATGGGTTTGGTTTTCTATGATTACCTGAAGGCACCTATCGATCGCTTGTATTTTCAGAATCCACGACGACCCCTAATAGGTATGCGAAACACGATCATTGACGTTCTCGCCGGATCTTCAAATTACGCGATCTGGGAATATCCCGGGTTGTGGCTCATCAAATTCCATTTTCGAAAAATTCAAATGGAGTTTGAAGAAGTTTCCAAGAATCTTGAGAAACAATACTTTCATAATCTCGATCCATGGTTCGATAAGAATGACAAATACTATTTCTACAGAGCCGAAAACTTTCCAATTCTAAAAAGTCTCATCGACCAAATTCCCTGTATACACAAAGAGACGGCACTCTTCGCAGTTGTTGAAGGACCGATGACCATTGCACCACATCGCGCAGAGACGAACCTCTTACTTCGATACCATATCACGATAGAGGGTGGTGGTGATTGTACACTCTACACTGAGAAGGGACCCCACGTACACAGAGAGGGTGAAGAAATCCTCTTTGATCACGCGCGATACCATGAACTTACCAAGACTGGTCAGGGTAGGAGAGTTGTCCTGATTTTGGATATTCATAGATGTTTCTGACAGACTGCGATGTACATGTCACTCCCACCGATCAGTTCGAGTTCAGTGTTGTCTACTATGCGTTTTGTGAATGGACCAGGCTTACCATTGCCACATCGCATACAAAGTGCCGACAGTTTTGTCACTTCACTCGCTAAGGGTATACAATCAAGAATCTGGCCCCACTTTCTCTGGAACGCATCGGCATCAAGACCCGCAATGATGACTTCCTTGCCTGCACCCAGGCAGTACCGAACAAAGTGTTGGAGATCGGGAAAAAATTGCACTTCATCGACAGCGATGATCTCGGCATCTTCAAAAGCTTGTGTGTCGATAAGTTTGATAAGTTCGAACATTTTGTGGCAATCAAACTTGACATTATCGTGGGTCTTCAGAACTTCATCGGGGGAACGTGTATCCTTGGCAGAATTGACAACCATGATCCGTTTTCCCAAAACTTTGAGTCGCTTCAGTCTCCGAATAAGTTCCGAAGTTTTCCCCGAAAACATATTCCCCATGATAATTGAGAGACCCATCCTGACTTATTAAAATAATGTTGTATTTTTTATATGGGTGATTTTATTCGAGCAACTTTCGAGGGTTACAGTGGGTACTACAATCCTAACTCGGGTCGCGTAAAGTTGGGCAATCGCCTATTTCCCGATATAAAAGTGGCAGTAAAATATCTCGGCAAAAGGTAAGATGCCTCTGAGCGATGCTCAGATTACCAAGAAGGTTGGGGAGCTGCGTAAAAAGGGGGGTCGGATCTACGCACCCCTTAAATATTTCAGGGGACTCACCACCCTCAAGGAAGTCGAGACCCGCTATAAGAAGATGCTCCGGAAAAATTATAAATTTTTCGAGACGGACAAGGGACAGAAAACAAAAACTTCTTCCTACACGCAAAAGTTTAGAAAGATGTATCCGGGAGCCAAATCTCTCCCTGAAATTGCTAAGGCTACTGGCGTGCCTTTGAAGACCCTCAAGACGGTCTACAATAGGGGTCTCGCCGCGTGGAGAACCGGGCATCGTCCGGGAGCCTCTCCACAGGCGTGGGGGTATGCTAGGGTACACAGCTTCGTCACGAAGGGGAAGACGTACTATACGGTTGATAAGGATTTGAGGTGAATCTTATGAATGAAATCCATGAAAATCTCATCATTGAAAGTCTCTAAACGTCTTAGGTTTCTCGTATTAAAACATCCTACACATACTAGGTTTCTTCACTGGCTCGGGTGCAAACTTGAGTGCGAAGAGTTGGGATATGGGTTTGATTTAAAGAAAACACTATAACAGGATATATGGTGTATCGGATAGGTGATAATGTTATGCTATTGAAAGAACTGGAAACTGAATCTATAGACATGATATATATGGACCCTCCGTATAACACGGGGCGCAATTTTTATTACTTTCAAGATAAGTTTGCCGATTTCCCTCTTTTTATGGATGAAAGAATTAAGGAGTGTCACCGCGTTTTGAAAAAGGATGCGAATATAATCATTCACGTAGAACCACGAATCTCACAACACATTCGAAACATATGTGACAAGTATTTCGGTGAAAAAAATTTCAAGAATGAGATTGTATGGACATCTGGTGGTAATGCGAAGAATAAACATCAACTCGGTAGGAATCATGACACTATCATCGTGTACGGTAAAACTTCCAAATCGAAATTCTTCCCACTCTATAAACCATACGATGATGAATATATGAAAAAACTTAAATTGTGTCCACATAACAACAAATACTATTCGACATCGGCTGCACACAATTCTCAACCCGAAGTTAATCCAAGACCAAATTTAAGATATGAATGGAATGGACATCAGAAACAATGGTATTTTTCAAAAGAAAGAATGGAAACTTTACACAAAGAACATCGCCTCGAATACAATAGTAGTGGAATCCCGCGAATTAAGAGATTCGCAGATGAAATGGACGGTGTTCCCATCCGAGATACATGGGATGATATATCGTCGATCCAGAATGGTGAAAAGACAAAATACGCCACTCAGAAACCCGTCAAACTACTTGAACGAATAGTATCTCTTTACAGTCGGGAAGGTGATTTGTGTTTAGACCCGTTTGCTGGTTCTGGGACATTAGGTCGGGCATGCAAAGCTCTGAATCGTAAGCATGTTCTGTTCGACCTTAATCCTGAGGGTAAGGAGGTGTTTGAGGAAACATCTCTCTGAGTACCTCTAAAGTCATCTCGTCATTGTCATATTTTTTACGTACAGCTGCACTCACTCGTGTAACCAGTTGTGAAGGTCTCTGAGGGTGTATCAATACGTCAAGTGGAATTAGACGTATTTTACAACCTGTTAAGCCGAAGTTAGGTCCGGGAACAAAAATCGCCAATAAATCAAATTCATTGGCGCGATAGGCAACGTGCCCAGTTGCGTTTGTATCTTGATTGGCGACAGAGTTTCGTCGAGTCGTCTCGAGATGCCATGACCCCATCCGAAACTTCACTTGGATTCGTTTTCCAGAACCATTTTCGAGAATATCATACGCCTGACCGGAAACACATTGCATTTGAGTACTCGTTTGTTCAGAAAGCCAATCACAGACGACGATCTCGGCGATAGGGGCTAAAAACTTTCCAATGTCACGATGCTGCTTCGGGTCCAAGATCGCAGAAATGAGCCATTTTCTGGTTGGTGAGTTATGAGGACCACACCACTCCGTCGCAGCAATCTCGGCTTGTTCACGTGTAAGCGTCATCGTGGTATAATTACATATATGACGATCCGACTTAGGTGTTTAAAGAGAAGATTACACCTGAATATAATGGACCTTTCAAAGATTTCACCCCATATTATGCAAGTCCTTCAAGACAGGCAACTCTCGATGTCTCAAAAGATGATGGCGTTCAACATGTTGATGCCTAACCTACCACCCGAACCAAAACACGCTGCGGCGTATGAAGACAACCTAAAGGTTGGTGATACGATCAAGCGTCTTGTGGACGAGGGGAAGATTCGCCTCGATGGAGTTGACAAAGATTTTAAATTGAAAATTACTTCTTTTTAGATGGGCGGATAGCCCATACACTTTCCTTTTGGAACTTTTCATGATCGATCTCCTCGATCTTGAAAACTTTCATGATGAACTTCTTGATGTGGTTCACCTCCTTCGTCTCAGTTTCATCCCTCTCATCCCACGTTGGAAAGCGTCTATTCCCTTCACCCGGGGCTTCGGTGGGTGCGATAAAGTCTTCCTTCTTAGCGAGAATACGAGTACTGGGGCGTATCACAGTAGGTCTTAAGATGAACATTTATATAAAGGGGTTTTTCATCTTTAAACACCTAAGTAAAGAAGAGCCACGTGAAATGTATATCACTTACAAACATGAACTCTACTACCATCTTCGAATACATCCAGGAGCTCGAGAAGCGCAACGAACAGCTCAAGGAACTCTATAGGAAGTCCGAAGCCACTCTTGAGAAACTCAATTCGAAACTTCTCGAGCCTTCCCTCTACGAGACGACTGCCCGAACCAAGACCTTCCAACTGAACGAGGACATCGCTAAGCACCTCAAGGAACTTGGTGAGATGACTTCTGACTTTTACAAGGCTGCGGCCTACAACATGGCTGCGGACATCATTGCCACTCTGGACTTTGAGGTGCAGAATGGTGAGAGTCTTCTCGAGATTAAGGGTATTGGGAAGGGTATTGCCTCCAAGGTTGACCATTTTCTTAATGAGTACTTTGATGACTCTGAATCGGTCGCGTCAAATGAGGGTCAGATCCTCGAAGAGTCCGAGTCCGAGTCCGAGTCCGAGTCCGAGTCCGAGTCCGAGTCCGAGTCCGAGTCCGAGTCC